GAGGTACCAGATAGTGTACGCTAAGAATTTAACATTAAACAAGGGTGTGGATAACATTATTCAATTCCAGTTTCTAAACCAAGAACAAAAATTCATAGATATTAGTAGTTTTGACATTACTTTTAGATTGATTAACTATACCGGTAAGGAAATCTTGTTTCGCAAAGCATTAACCGCTACCTTGCCATTGACTGGAATAGCTGAATTAGTTACTAATTCTAGCGATTTAGAGATGATTGATATCCAACAATGCTTTTACAGCTTGGAAATTAATGACGGGACATACGATCTACCAGTCTTTGTTAATAGTGAAGCCAGTGCTAGGGGAGTGATACAAATTGTAGATAGCATCTTACCTAGCTTTGTTCCTGCAATGGATATAGAAATTCCAAGTCATGCTATACCTAGTTCCAATACAGTAACATACACTAGTAGCGTATTGAGTACAAACAACAATAGTTTATTAACTATTCAACCTTTCCTAGATGGTTACTCAGGTACTGTGCAAGTTCAAGGGTCCACACTTCCTGATAGTAATTGGTATAACATCGGAAATATTTATACTTACTTGGATGCTACTGAGACAGCAGGATACACTGTGGAAGGATTTCACCCATATTTGCGTGTTGAATTTGTTAGCACACAAGGTAATGTAACCGGATTATTAGCCAGATAATATTGACTTCCGCTACATACTATGTTATAGTAGTAGTATGTTCGATATCCTAACATTAGTTCCAGGTAAAAAACGACAAACATCTAGTGGTTGGACTAGTTTCAACGCTATTTGTTGTGTTCATGCTGGCCATCGCCCAGATGCTAAATTTAGGGGAGGAGTCAAATTTGAAGGTCCTCAACATTGGATGTACAATTGTTTCAATTGTGGGTTTAATTGTAGTTTTGAATTAGGCAAACCTATATTCCCAAAAACAAGACAGTTTTTATTATGGTGCGGAGTAGATACGCAACAAATACAAAGATGGAATCTTGAAAGTCTGCAAAATAAAGACTTCTTGGACTTTACTGGTAAGAAACAATTTCATAAAATTGAATTTAAAAGAAAAACTTTGCCCCCTGGTGAACTACTGGATATTGAAAATCCCGAACATAAAACTTATGTTGATTATCTACTAAAGAGAAAAATAAATTTAGAAGATTATTCTTTTGTAGTCACCCCTGATGATTCGGGAAGAAACAAAAATAGAATCATTATACCCTACACTTATAAAAATGAAATAGTAGGGAATACTAGCAGGTATCTTGACAACAAGATTCCTAAATTTATTAATGACCAACAACCGGGTTATGTATTCAACATTGACAAGCAACACAAAGATTGGAGTGTTTGTATAGTTACAGAGGGTATTTTTGATGCACTATCAATTGATGGTGTTGCACTAATGCACAATGACATAAGCCCTGATCAAAATACATTGTTGTCACAATTAAACAAACAAATAGTTGTAGTGCCGGATAGAGATACAACTGGATTAAAAATATGTGATAAAGCATTAGAATTGGGATATCAAGTCAGTTTACCTAATTGGGATACTGATATTAAAGATGTAAATGACGCAGTAATAAGATATGGCAAACTGCCTACGTTACTAAGTATAATACAAAATAAAACAAATAGTAAAATAAAAATAGAAATGCTTTATGAAGGAGTATAGTGAGAAGTATAGTCTGTTACCAGACATTACTCAAATCAAAGCAACCACAAGTGTACAACTTGAATTGATTGAAGATTTTGGTGATAAACATACTGAATGGTTCTTGGAAGAATTTGAATCATTTACTAAAAGACAAGAACTAGAACGGGCGATTCTTAAATCAGCCGATCTGTTAGAGAAGGGTGACTTTGGCCCGGTTGAAAAACTAATCAAAGAAGCAGTGCAAATCAGTTTACAACGTGACATGGGTACAGATTACTTTGCTGATCCCAAAGCACGTATCAACAAATACTTCAATGCAGGTGGTCAACAGAGTACGGGCTGGCCACAAATGGACAAACTATTGTATGGTGGCTTTAGTCGTGGGGAACTAAACATCTTTGCAGGTGGCTCAGGTTCAGGTAAATCATTGGTTATGATGAACATCGCATTGAATTGGTTGCAGATGGGACTTAGTGGTGTTTATATCAGTTTAGAATTGAGTGAAGAATTAACATCATTAAGAACTGATGCAATGTTGACTATGATGAGTACTAGAGATATCCGTAAAGATATTGACGGAACTGAATTAAGAGTTAAAATGGCAGGCAAGAAATCTGGACAATATCGTGTTAAGGGATTGCCTGCACAGAGCAACGTCAATGATATTCGTTCATATCTAAAAGAAGTACAGATTCAGACTGGAATCAAAGTTGACTTTGTGATGATTGATTATTTGGATCTAGTTATGCCTGTGAGTGTCAAAGTTAATCCCAACGATCAGTTTATTAAAGACAAGTATGTTAGTGAAGAATTGCGTAACTTAGCAAAAGAGTTGGGAATTCTTATGGTAACTGCTAGTCAGTTGAATCGTAGTGCAGTTGAAGAAATTGAGTTTGATCATAGTCATATTGCAGGTGGTATCAGTAAGATTAACACAGCAGATAATGTATTTGGTATCTTTACAAGCCGTAGTATGCGTGAGCGCGGGAAATATCAGATTCAATGTATGAAAAGTCGTAGTTCGACAGGCGTCGGGCAGAAAATTGACTTGGAATATAATATTGAGACTATGCGTATTACAGACGAGGATCCTGACGGGTATGCTGAACAGCAAGCAAAATATAAGCCTAGCCCGAGTCCCAATGACATTATGAGTAGATTAAAGCCCCAATCAACGGTTACCGAAGCAATTAACAAAGATACAGGGGAAATAGAACCGGTTACAAATCGGGTGGTAGCTGATGTTCAGGGGGCAAAACTCAAGGCCCTACTGAATACTCTGAAAAAATGATAAATACAAGTAGGATATCTATACCCATGCAAAGAAAAACTCGCAGCCTCTTAGAGGAATTAGAAGCTATTGGCAGTAATCGTGATACCAAACATATCATAGAAAGCCGAGCCCATAATATAATCACCAGCGCAATAAATCTATTGGAAATGATTAATAAAAATTATGATCCAGAAAAAGCGCAGATCCTAGAGCGAAAATTACTTAGTGCTATAAAGGCCCGAGACCAGGGTAGATTCAGTAAAAGCCTAAGGAAAAAGGATGAAACTTAAAGAAGTCATTGTTGAGGGCATCGGGGATGCTATAAGATCCGGAATATATAAAGCTACCGGTTATGGTGGAAACCCTGCCAATCAATCTGCGACCAGTTAAAGAAACTAGCTAATAATCCTGATAAGTTTGCGAACTATATGTACATGTTAATGTCTCAGCAAACAACCAATCAGCAAGGGTATGTTAAAGGTTCAAATAGTCCACAACAATATGGTGCAAGCCCACAACAATATGGTGCAAGCCCGCAAGCAGGAGGCATGGCCCAACAACAAACTGCGGCAGCACCACAGTTAGAACCAACTACTACTAATGTAATTAAACAAATACAAAAATTAACAGGACCTGAAAGATTAGATGACCTGTCAGAGATTACAAAATCTGCCATGAAGGTATTATATAAACAGAATCCTACAAAATACGCCGACTTGTATAAAGAAATAATGACTGGCAAGAGCAATGCTAATAAAATGAATACTTCATCTATGGCTACAGATTTAGCATCTAAGCGTCAGAAGAATCAAAAAGCAATGCAACAATATGTAGATTCTACAAGCCCATATCAAACAAACGACCCAGTTGGTTCTAATGTAATGGGAAATATTGCTAACACTGTGCAACCAAAAGATACTAGTGTAGGGGCTAATGCATTTTCTGCAATGAACAAATCATTAGGTGGACCTGAGACTATGCCTCCAGAACAAAACCCATCTGATAAACGATCACAAGACTTTGAGAAGGCTGCAATGGCTGCACGTGGTGGAATGACTGATGCTCCTGCCCCAACTGATTATGCGGCTAAACGAGAATTGGCAGCTAAAAATGCACAAGCAAGTATGCGTCCTAAAGTCACTGAAACCCGTAGATTTTATAGAAGATAATGAGTACTGAATCTATTAGAGGTCTAGTAAGTAGACTTGAATCATTGAATGAGCAAGAACTAACAAAGGCTCATGTTGAACATCCTGAGGATTTAGTATTTCATACAGGTGGACAAGGCGCACAGCAAGGATTGACAGCAATTGTTGATACTGTTCAGAATCCAGGAGCTATTACAATTAAATGGGACGGTTATCCTGCATTGATATTTGGTACTGGTCTTGACGGTGAATTTATTGTTTGCGATAAACATATGTTCAATAAAAAAGATGGTTCAGGTCACGTAACTAGTCCACAAGCATTTGCCGCATATGATAAAGCCAGAGGAATTGAGCGTGGTGATTTAGTTAACGTCATTACTAGAATATGGCCTGGGTTGCAGAAATCATATTCAGGAAAAGGATTCTACTGGGGTGACTTACTATTCAGTCAGCCACTACAAGAGAAAAACGGATTATACACTTTCAGAGCAAATCCAAATGGCATCACATATACTATAGAAGCAAATAGCGAAATTGGACAATTGATTAAAGGGAAAGTTGGTGGAATAGCAGTACATCAATATATCCCACCAGAAGCAGACAATGTTCAATATGCACAGTTGTTAAATGGTAGTATAGGTAAGTTAAAAAACAATAGCAATGTTGCAATTATTCCTGCTAAGATGCCAATGGTTCCGCAATTAAAGTTAACTAAAACTGCAATTGCTAAAACTCAAAGAGAAATAGATAAGAACAAAGCTGCCGCAGATGCATTTATATTGCGTGTGCCACCTGGGGTCAAATCCGTATTTCCATTGATGTGTACAGTATTCATTAACAAAAAGATTGTTGCAGGTAATTTAGATAATTTAGTAGAAGAATTTATAGAGTTTGCTAAGTCTAGAAAAATGTCAGAAGCAGTATACAAGAAACTGTTTGGATACGATGTTCAAAACCCACAGACTGGACAAACAGAGCATGTGCCAGGTCACTTTGACACTAACATTGCTGGTATAACTGCGGCTTTCTCAATATGGATAGCGTTATACAATCTTAAAATGCAAGTTGTTCCGCAACTAGATAAGGCAGCAGAACAAAGCCCTGTCAAAGGTTATCTATCAGATGGCACACAAACCCAAGAGGGTTTTGTCAGTCATGGAATCAAACTTATCAACAGAATGGGCTTTAGCCGTCAAAATTTGGCTGCTAGAGGCTGACCAAAACCAACATTTTTTTATTCCAGGCATAAATAAATGTATGAATCTATATGATTCAAAACATTTAAAGGATTAATATCATGGCATTTACAACACGTACTCACGGTGACTTTCAACCAGTAATGAACTATGACGCAGCCAGCTATACAGTTGGTGCAGTTAACGCAGTTACATCAGCAGCTCCAGTTCAACCACAAGGTCCAAAGTTAGACTTCTTCACAATCGCTTTAGCTGATTTGGCTACAGACGGTACAGTATTATTGAATTGCATCAACGCAATCCAACAATTAGCTACTATCTATATCTACGAAGTAACTAACACTACTACAGATACAATCGCAGTTGCAATCTATCCAACAGGTGCATGGACAACAGGCACACTAGATACAGCTTATGTCCTATACAATTAAATGTTTTACACTATTTGATATAACAAATACCGGTGTATTGCACAGAAAACCCCCATCAAATATTGATGAGGCTAAGTTAACTACTTGGCAATTAAATAGAAATCGTCAAGTCAATTTTGATACACTACTACAAGTAATCAATTTACGAAGCCAGCCCGAAAATACATCAGATGTAATTAAAGAGAAAATTAATTTCAAAGAATTTAGCAAATTTGGATTCTTATTTGAAGATGAAGAAGACCAAGATATGTTCTCATTTACTTTTAGTATAAGTCATAGAAACGTGTTTGACGATGGCATAAACAATTTGGGTGCTTTATATCAGGATTGTGAGGGTGTCCCCATGCTTAAGATAGGGACAGAATGGAACAAACTACCTAATTTCTTAGACACCAGCCCTGAACTAAGTAATATATATTTTGAGGTCTTATCGGATGAGTGAAATTAATATGTTCTCAATATTGAAAAAATTATTGAGCAAAGAAGAAATACAACAACTAGCAGAAATGTTAGTTATAGAAGGTAAACACGGATACGAATTATTTGACGAGTATTCTATTGAGAAAACAGATATGGGCTACATCGTTAAGAAGTACAAGACTTTTGTAGAGCATACCTTTTTCAATTTACGTAATGCTGTAGTTTGGGCAACATTGGACAAACGTAACAAAATTATAGATGCAAACTCGGTTGTAGATTTGGACTCAAAATTGCAAAGTACATTGGCTAGCTTAGAATTGCATCAAAAACTGTGCAGAAAAACAAAAAATATAGATTCTAGGTCTTTATACTTTATCAAACTTAACGAGGACCGAGTAAAAAAATATCATATATTGTCTAAATTAGATAACTATGTGATAGAGACTAAACGTTGGCAGAACAAAAAGTTCACAGAAGCCATAAAATAATTTATAGAATGATAAATATATAATCAGTACTCTAGGAAAAACTATGAAACTAACCGAATTTAATGCAAAACCAGCTACAGTAGCTAAGAAGGCTCTAAAAGAGCATTTCAATACCAGTATCAATTTAGATAATATAAGCCTATATGATACACAACGTATGATGCGTAAAGTCAACAAATTGATGACTGAGATGCGTCAGAGTTCTAATGGTCTTAATACAGAAAGTAATCCTGCTTACTTGAAACTTGTTTTCATGGAACAGGCTTTACAACATCACTACGGTGATCTTCAAGCATTGCCATTGTACAACACTCGTATGGTATTTGAGAACGAACAAGTTGAGAAATCACAAGTTATTCTAGCCGCACAAGAAATGGTTGATACTATGCAGAAGATGGTTGAACAAGTCAGTGATATGCTTGTTAAAGAACTACCAGCAGTTGTTGACGGTGTTAACAGTGAAGTTGGCACAAATGAAGGTGAACAGTTTAATCAACAAGTAACCGAAGCATTGACAAGTCTACAGGCTGCACTAACTCAGAGCAAAGGCACATTATCAGGCGCATTAGGTACTATTACCGGTCAAGGCGGTGGCATGGGAATGCCAGGTGGCGACATGGGTGGTATGGGTGATGAGATGGGCGGCATGGGTGATGAGATGGGTATGGGAGGTGATATGGAAGACTTAGGTGGCGAACAGCCTGATGGTGAACTTCCTGATCTACCAGAAGAACCCGATGAAGAAAGCCCTGTAGCGGGTGTTGGTCGTTCAACACGATAATATGAAGTTATTTGAATTTGCCGATGATGATCCATTACGTGTGAAATTGGTTGCAGTTACCAACCAATTAAAAGAACGCATCGGCAAAGGTGGTCAAACAATTACCACCGACGAGTTATTAAATTTTCTAAAACAGAATGATGTTATATTAGATAAAAACGATTTATTTGATATAGTAAAAAAAGACCCATTAAGAAATATAATTCATAATGTAAACAAAGATGAAGTTGTATTTAAGGGTCAAGAGGGCGCAGAAGAACTTGGTGCAACCCCCGGCCCAGATGAGAATCAAAAAACATTACAAAAAATGGCACAGAAGCAATTAAAGTGATAACCATTACTGACAACGCTAAATCCAAAATAATAAAACTACTAGAAAAGAGAGGCGGCAAAGGAATTCGCATAGGTGTGAAAACCACAGGTTGCAGTGGCCTAGCTTATGTGTTAGAATACGTTGATGAATATGCATATTTGGATAGTGATATCAATTATGCATACTCAGAATTTGTTATATTAGTTGATAAAAGACATGAGGTCTATTTGAACAATATGACAATTGACTATGTACGCAGTGGTCTAAATGAAGGGTTTGAATTTAAGAACCCTAATGAACGTGACCGTTGCGGATGTGGAGAAAGTTTTAGGGTATAAATATGGCATATTCAGAAAAGGTTATAGATCATTATGAGAATCCCAGGAACGTCGGCTCTTTTGATAAGAGTGATACTGATATTGGTACTGGTATGGTTGGCGCACCCGCATGCGGCGATGTAATGAAACTTCAAATAAAGGTAGAAAATGGCATCATCAAAGACGCAAGATTCAAAACATACGGATGTGGATCTGCGATTGCAAGTTCCTCTCTCATTACCGAGTGGGTTAAAGGCAAGACGTTGGACGAAGCCGCAACTATTAAAAATTCAGAAATTGCTGAAGAACTCGCATTGCCGCCAGTCAAAATCCATTGTTCAATCCTTGCTGAAGATGCAATCAAAGCCGCAGTAGCTGATTATAAAAGTAAACATTAACCAAATACATTGTACTACAGAGTAATTTGTAGTACAATTGCCATATGTACAATCCCAATAAATTTAACTATCAACCTCTTCAACGTGTAGAGATTGATGGCAAGCGTAGATACGCTACACCCGACGGTGAGAAACTTCCCAGCGTTACTACGATTCTAGATGCTACTAAATCAGAAGAATCTAAACAAGCATTACAGAACTGGCGTAAACGAGTTGGTAGTGTTCAAGCACAAGCTATCACTACAGAAGCCGCAGGACGTGGCACACGTATGCACAAGTGGCTTGAAAATTATATAAAGACAGGCGAGACGGGAGAACCAGGTAGTAACCCATATAGTATTCAAAGTCATACTATGGCTCATAGTATCATTACGCAGGGATTAGTTAACTGTAATGAATATTGGGGAACTGAGGTTCCACTATACTTCCCCAAAGTATATGCAGGTACTACTGACTTATGTGGTATACATAATGGAAGTGAAGCTATTATGGATCATAAGCAGACAAACAAACCCAAGAAGCGTGAATGGATTGACGATTATTTTGTTCAGTTAGCAGCCTATGCTAACGCACACAATGAATTACATGGGACAAAGATACGCAAAGGTGTGATTTTTATGTGTGATCCTAACGCTATGTATCAGGAATTCATCATTGAGGGTGCTGAATTTGACAAGTATACAGACACGTGGTTTAAACGAGTAGAACAATACTATATGCAGTTCCTTTAAATCGTGATAAATAGTTTAATCAACTAAAGATTAAACTATGGCCATCGTACAAATCTCCAAAATTATTCACAGAACCGGGGCAAATGACGACCTACCCCAACTTGACATAGGGGAACTAGGTTTTGCAACCGACGAACAACGTCTATATATAGGCAATGATCCAGCAATTGTACCACCAATTGGACCCGGAGAAACAACTCAAACTGAAATTCTAACTACTGCTAGTCCAATAGACTTTTCAACTATTACTGGTTCTAGTAACTCTACACTAGATTTAAATAGTCCCGAGAACGGACAACTGTTAGGTATAAATGTTCAAAGCAGTATAACCACTATTGTTAATGTAGGTGGAAATGCTGGTGGGGAAATCACATTAGGTAATATAAGCAATGTTAAACTTAATGGTGGTGTCAACGGGTACATATTACAAACTGATGGCGCAGGTAATCTTAATTGGACTACAAACGGTGTACTGACTGTTAATATCGCTAATGTAAGTCAAGCTAATCCAGGTGTAGTCACTACACAAACTGATCATCTATTTGGATCTACCGCAGAAGTAACTATTGGCAACGTAGCCGGTATGACTCAATTATCTACAGGTGGAATTAGTGGAACTAATTTATATTTTGTTAAAAGACTTTCAAATACTACATTTAGTCTTTACTCTGATTCAACATTAACTACTGCCGTATCTACAGTAGCATTTTTCCCAGCTACAGCTAATACAGGATATGCATTAGGAACTATCAGTCCTACAGGTAATGCAGTGCCCGGAGGTAGCAATACACAAGTTCAATATAATGATACTTCTGGTGTGTTTGGTGGAAGTAGTACATTTACATTTAACAAGGCAACCAATCTATTAACAGTAGGTGGTAATATTAATGCTAGTAACGTTAATGCTAATATATACGGAAAAGTTAATGGGTCTATAGGTAATGACACACCTAACTTAGGAACTTTTACCAGTGTTATCGCACTTAACAATGCCAATATTACTGCAAATGTAAACTCAGGCAATGTAAATGTTTCTGGTAAAATACAAGTAGTGGGTAATGTAGATGCTGGTAATATTAATGCTACTACGTTAGCAGGTGATGAAGTTACTGCAACTGGTAACATGACCGCTGATTATTTTATTGGTAACTTCATTGTAGGTAATATCATAGGTAATATTTCTGCTCCTGGCAGCAATACAGAAGTTATATTCAATGAACAAGGCAATGCTGGGGCCAGTGCTAATTTTACGTTCAACACATCAACAAATATATTAACGGTTACTGGCAATATTACTTCAACATATTATACTGGTACATTACAAACAGGTGCACAACCAAACATTACAAGTTAGCAACAGCAAGTTATTTCAGTGGTAACGGTATCTATATTTCCAACATTGCAGGTGCTAATGTAAGTGGAAATGTCACAAGTGCAGTACAATCGCATTATGCAAACATTGCAAACTCAGTAGCAGGCGCAAATGTAAGTGGACAAGTAGGCAACGCATTAGTAGCCGGTACAGTTTACACTAATGATCAACCAAATATTACTAGTGTTGGTACATTATCAGGATTAACTTCTAACGGTACATTGACACTAAACTCTGACGCACAACTAACTATTGCTAACACTGTACAAAGTACAAATATGACTTCAGGTGCATTAAGAGTAGTAGGCGGCATATCAAGTCAAGGTAATATACACGGTAATCATATACATGCATTTTCTACTATGAATGCGGGAATACATTTGTTTGCTGGTAATAATGCACAAGGTTCTAGTTTTCAAAATCAAGTATTTGTTGGAAAAGATACAGGAACTCAGTTTGTACAATCAGCAATGGTTAATGCATCGGATCAAGGTAGTGCTGACTGGGTAGCATACGGGGATAGTGGTAGTGATGAAGAAGGTTGGATTGACATGGGCTTCACTGGAACTGATTTCAGTGATGCTAATTATACTATAACTAAATCAAGTGACGGATATATCTTTGTACATGGCATGGAAAATGGTAACGGTGGTAACTTAGTATTAGCTACTGCTGATGTAGATCACCGTGATATAGTTTTTGCTACCGGAGGATTCTTAGCAGCAAATGAAAAATTCCGTTTTCACCATGATTCAAATACAATATTGCCTTATTCAAATTTATCTATAAATTTAGGTAATAGTTCACGATATTATAATAATGTATTTGCTAATTATGTGACTACAGCAGGTGATATGAGTGTTGGTGGTAATGTTATTCCTAACGCCAATGTTACATATGATTTAGGTAATGCAACAAATAGATTTAAAGATTTATGGTTAAGCGGCACAACTATTCATTTAGGTGGTACTTCAATTACTACAGATAGTGGTGGCAATGTAAGTTTGGGTAATATTACATTTAGTAGTGAAGGTACTATTAGTTCATCAGACATTGTAACTACTGTAAATGAGTTTACTACCTTCACGGGCGAAAGAAAATTAGCATTAACAGATAATAATGCTGTGATACTAGGTCGTGCTGCCTCAACCAATACATTGATTATTCCTGATGAAGCAAATATTGATTTCCCAATTGGATCTAAAGTTGAAATCATCAATGATTCACTTTATGGTAATAGTTTGTTTATAGAATGCGAGACTAATGTTGTTGTAAAATTATCAGTAATAGACAATACAGGGGCATTGGTAAACTATACAGCATTACCTGCACCAGATCCACAAGAATGGGTTAGAGCACAAATTTACCCAGCCGGCACAATAACTTTACGAAAAATATATAGTGATACTTGGTATATGACTGGTACGAATGCTAATATCACATATCCATTGTCACCGACCACCTGACCTTACTAAGTTTTGATAAATACTTAGTACATTCTCATTCTGAGAATTTATGCGGTCCCCGCCGCGTAGTGGCTAGAACCCACAACTAACACAAGGAGAAAAACAAATGGGACGCCCTTTAAAAATAATTAAAAGCCAAGCAGCAGCCGATCCAGATGGTGAAGTAGATAACGGTTATCCAAACGATGGAACAACCGATAATGGTTTTGATAGAAACAATCCTGGTATTCTAGGTGGAGAAATTCCTGCTTTCAATAACAGTGACCAAATTCAATGTTCAGTTGCTATTGAGAAAAAACAATATGGTGTAGTTAATAGTACATCCGGTATTACAGTAATCTGGGGTGATGGTATCACTGATTACGCTAATACAGTTGATGTAGGTGATTCAATCTATGCAGGTGATGCATTGACAGATCCCACAGTAGCTGCGCTCGGTACAGTTAATACAATTAACACTCCAATACCAACCATCACAATTGATGCGGCAACAGCTGGTGCTACAGATAGTTTTACAACTAAAGGTGCAGTAGACACTACAAATTTAGTTGCTAATGGACCAGTTGTATTGTCTACTAACTATGCAGGTCTAACTGGTGGTGTAGTTTATTATGTAAAAACAGTTGTTGATGGTACACATTTCACAGTTAGTGCTACTCCAGGCGGTACACAACTTGACTTGACTGCTGAAACTGCTGACATTACAGCACAACAGTATCCATCAATCACATTAGATGCAGCCGCAACAGCTACCGTAACTAATAGTGCATTCACTAACTCTACTCCGGCAGCTAATGACGGATATATTGTTCGTCAAAAAGGTAAAAGAAAATTCTTAGTTATAGAAAAAAATTCTGTTCAAGATGAATTTATTTGTGCGGGCGGCAGTTATATGATTAGGGATGTAGGTACTACAGATTGGGAAGCATTGGGCGCAGGTCCAGATGCAGCCGCAGGTAAAATTTTTACTGCTTCAACTAACGGTGTTGGCTTAACTACTGATGGTTATGTTTATCCAATTGGTGTTTGTAAACAAAGCTAGTGGATCAGATGTGTATGCGGCTTATGTTACTGACCACTTTGCTGTTGACTTCACTGACAATGGCATAGATGAAAATCCAGGTACTAAGTATATTGCAACATTGGACGGTGCAAGTGACACACCGGACGATTCAACAGGCTTAATTTATGTAGCAGTTGATAACTATTGCTAATCAGTTTATACTGAAACAAAAAGCCGCTTCATGCGGCTTTTTTTATGAGATTTTGTAATTTAGTTTGAACCACATCAAAATTTATTGTGTTAAACAATCCGGGATGTAATGGTTTTGGATAATGTAATTGATCTAACCATGCATAGCCACAATGTTCATCGTTTAATGTGGGTATGAATTCTTTCTCTATCTTGCAAAAAAATGTATGATAAGTGAATGTATTATTAACAAATTTTTGAATGGGTATTAATTTTGCATCGTTGGGAAAATAACTTATTTCTTCTAAGCATTCACGTTCAAGACCTTCAAACAGAGTTTCATTCTGTTCTATTTTGCCGCCGGGTATACCCCAATTGCCCGGATTCTTATCATCACTGCGTAATAGGTATAAAAATCTTTGAGTGTCTTGTGAATAAAAAAATACACCTGCAGAATTATTATAGATGATATTAGTCATACTATGATTTATCACAGTATTAGATTACGATAGAATAATCCCCTTGCTCATACCATCCTTCGTATGATTTCATCCACATACTTTCTGCCCAACGATATTGAACTTCAGTCGTTAGGTTAGTAACATATTCAAGATTCAATGTGTTAACACTATCAAAACTTACTACCCAATCAAGACCATCAAATTCAATAATGTCATTAGCATTAGCAACTACATTACCCCATGCAATAGATGGATCAGTATTCAATTCACTGCCAATAGCCTCTACAATAAGATAACGCTGACCTGATTCAGCCTCTGGCAATCCATGACCTGGACCTTTTAGTAACGGGTTGACAACACTATCTACAGCCTGTAAAGTATTTTCTGGCAATGTGTCAACGTCAATATCATATATTAATAATCTATCATCAGTTGGATTAAACGCAATTGTACCTACAATCTCGGTATCCATATATGGATTCTGTAACCAAATCTGACTGATACCGGGGCGTACAGTGCCATATACATTCAATACACTTTGCCAATACACGGTTGTATCAGGGTTAGTTGGTAAATCTAAGTCTGTATTTCTTGGATAAAAAGCCTCGTTGCTAGGTAATATTTGTAATGTGTTACCTATGAACAATATTTTATAACCATAGGGGGTAATCTTTTGTCTAGTTCCCAATAACATATCATCATCTTGCATATCTGTAAGAGCATTGCCCTTAAATATACTAGCAATAATTTTATGAATAACACCAAGTTTCTTAATCTTAGCAGGACTGCTAATCCAGATTGGCATCCAAAACTTCCAAGTCAACACATCAATAGGGTTGCCAGTACCTTGTGGTATTGTTCTACTGCTAAATGTCAATCCATCTTGATATACAACACTTAAACTGGTCCAATCAATAAAGTTATCTGTGCTTTGTAGTTCCATACTAGGATTGAATAACACACCTAGTTGTTCTATCAATTCTAATTTTTGCAAATAGTTAGTTGTCCAAAAATCTACTGTTATTCGTAATGTATAGGGAACTGGCATTACACGTTCTACTGTAAATGCTTGCCCTTGTGTTGTTTGATAACTTTGAGTCTCTGTATTATACTGACGTTGGCGAACACTTACCTTATCAATAAAATAAGGATCCTGTGTTCTTTTCTGATCATATTCTAATCCACTAATGTAATACGTAATCAAAGGCGCGCTAGGTAAACTGCTAGGGCTATTCTGTGCAATTTGCGTACTAGCCATACGACTTGAATCACCATATTGAATAGGGACACGTATAAGTATGTCATTACCTGCAGGGTCTTTGCCTTTAGTTACTTGCCAATTGCTGAAAATTCTTGCAAACTGAATTAAGAATCTTCTTATTTGATTGTCGTAAAAAAACTGTGCCATTATAAACCTTAATCTGGACAATTGTGATTGTTGTCCTGGTACAGTAGAATCAAATGCTACTCCTGCACGTGAACTCTGACCAATTCTAATCCATAGTGAACCGTCCCAACGATATAATAAGTTAGGTAGATAATCTGTACGTAAGAAGTAATCTCCTACTGCGGGTTGTACAGGGAAAGTTATACCTGATCCAACTGGGAATCCATTAGGTGCTGTCCCGTCCCCGATCATGTAACCATCTGTATAACCAAATCCTTGTGGGCTTGATCGGGTTACATATACAAATCTAGGATCACAGTCAGCACGGAAATCCATTTGTTGACTAATTGTATATGGGAAATTAGGTTCAATTGTAATCTCAGTACCAGCTGGCATAAAGGCTACTGTAGGAATATCTACAACAAATGTGTTGTTTACTCTATTCACACTAACAATTCGTGTGCCATAGTCAAATATATCTGTTCTTGTGCCATTTACTGAAGTAACAAACGCTGATAGATTATTCAATGGCGCAATGTCTTGTGTAACATCTAGAGGTTGCACACTAATAACGGTACTTCCAATTGGTACTGCTAGTGATGTAAGAGTGAATGTTGGGAAGTTGTCTGCTGTACTATATGTATTATCTGCTGTACCATATGGAGCAGAGACAGGTCCAGTAGCTTTAGCCAACAACACTAATGTACCATCTACCTGACCACTACCGGTGTCAGTACGTTGTGGCGCTAATTTTGCAGTCTTTAGAGTGATTGCAAGTTGTTCACGTAATTTATCAGCATCGTTGCCGGTTAAACTCCATAATTTTTTACGAGCCTCAGCACCTATTCTAAGTACTGGACTTGGATTCTTGTACATAGGATTTGACATTAAGAATACAGTAGCTCTAGTTGGTACAGGATTTCCAGTTGGTGCAATAATATTGACTGGAGGTTCCGGTTCACCATCTAATGTAGGTACAAGATACAATTGACTTCTATCGTAACCTGTCTTAGGTAATAATCTACTTGCTTCTGCAATCACTGCATCATTGATTTCAATGTTCTTATTGTATCTACCTATAATATCACGTAGATTATCAGCAGTACTAAGCTGCCAATATAACGGATCAGTTGGGGCGACCCCTGCAGGTACTGTGGTGCCACCTGGACTTGCCCCGGTGATTGTATAAGTCTTGTCACCATATTGAATTGTATATGTTTGTCCTGCAGGAATGATATATGTTTTAGTAGGATCCCAATCACCTAAGAAGTTATCTTTTTCTAACGGCTGACTTAATATGTTGCTAAATTCTTTTTCTAACGGCTGACTTAATATGTTGCTAAATTCTTGACTGTCAACTAATGGTTCACATTTCACACGCCACAAGTGTGGGTACCATGTTTGACTAAAACCTTCACTAGCAAAGTTACCATCAGTAACTTGATAATATCTACGCAACCCTACTGGTATAGTTTCATTGAGTGGATGATAGTCAGTCAAATGAGGCAACTCTAATACGTCACCTACCATTAATTTACGACCTATTAGTTCTATCATATCATTATAATGTATAGTTATAAAAATGATATCATTGTTTAAAAACAATCCAAACTGACTTAGGTCAAAGTCTAAATTCATTACATTATAGTGACCACGAATTCTATAAATGCTAGTATCATACTTTCTATCACGATTTTCTAAGAATAGTAAATCCTGTATGTTGGTCGGGTCCAGAGTATCGTATTGGGGTTGTGTCAAATCAGCACTAGCCCCGGTATCTGGTATGCCTAAATACTTGTGAACATATAGATCCGTTCCTCCCACGACAAACATCTCCTTAATTGTTCTATCAAGGAATCTATAATCATTTGATTTCTGTGGACGATATAATGAAAGTCTAGGCATGTTGTTATCCGTTTACTTAGTATTTATGTCTAAAGTATTACCTATAGAACTTGACAAATAATGGAATATCATATATAATACATGAATCGTAATAGGAGAACAC